AAACGGCGGCTACACCGTCACCGATTCCGGGGCAAACCAGCTCGAAAGCGTCAGAGCGACCCTGACGGCAACAAACCCCACCATCGTCGTCATGCGCGCAGGTACGAACGACGTGGACACCGATTGGGCCACATTCGCGGCGCTCTTCGAGGACGACCTAAAGGACCACATCTCGACCATCATGGCGGTCGATTCGGTGCAGGGAATGGTGATCGGAAACGTCCCGGATCGGTTCTACGGGGACGGTGCCGACACCTACCGGGCCAACGTGCAGGCAGCGAATCGCATCTTCGCCGGCATCGAATCGTGGTGGGACTCAACCGGGGCTGCTGCTGCCGGTGTATCAGAAAAAGTCGGAAAGGTGAAAGTTGTTGACGTGTACACGGCACTTGGCGGCATTGACCCGCCGGCTAAGACTTTCATCGGCCAGATTACGGGCACCAACGACGACCTCCACCTCGCCTCCTATGGAAATTACCTTCTAGGTGTTGCCGAAGGTAACGCGATTCTGTCGTTGCTGAACTGATGCCCTTCCTCTCCAAAATCACCGGCTGGCTCTTCGGCGGGGGTGGCGCCGAGACGGTGGCCCGGATCGCGGACAAGGCGGTCTACACCAAGGAGGAGCGCGCGGCGGACGACGCGAAGGATCTCGCTGACGCGCGTGCGTTTGCGGCGCCGACCGGGCAGCCGGGGCTCATCAACCAGCTCGTGGACGCGGCGAACCGCTGCATCCGCCCGGGCGTCACGCTCTGGCTCGTCGGCGGGTTCGTCGGCTGGTGGACGCTGCCGGCGCACGACGCCGTCGACCCGTACTGGCAAAACGTGTTCATGATCGTGCTCACCTTCTGGTTCGGCGGGCGCGCATTGCTCAAAGACCTGCCGGCCGCGGTGCGGGCCATACGGGGGAAGTGATGAAAGCGCTCGTCCTCAGTGCTGCGATTTTCCTATCGGTATGCGTTCCTGCCAGCGCGGGCGTCGCGCAGCCCATGCCGGAGCACGAGGCGAAGCAGGTGTGCGCCGGCCTCGTGATCCAGTTCCTGACCGAGTACCAGCAGCTCAAGGCGCAGGGGGTCTCCGAGGAGACGCTGCTCGACCTGTCCGGCCCGCCCGACATCGTGGCGGCGGCGCAGCGCTTCATCCGCGCCGAGATGCGCGGCGACGACGAGGCGGCCGCTGCGGCGATCGACGAGATATACGGCCTGTGTGTGGCCGCGCGCATGAACCCGAAGACGAGGATGTAAATGCCAGACGTACGCCCGTTTCAACTGCCCGCGATGCCGCCCGCCACCAAAGCGGCGATGCGGGAAGACATCTCCGCCTACCGCACCGACCTGGGGGTGGGGGACACCAACATGGACTTCGAGACCTGGCTGCGCACGCAGCGCCCGCAGCGCTACCGCGTCTATCTCGAGGGCAAAGGCGGGAGGGGTTCGTGAAGAAAGAGAAGCCGTTGGACTGGTATCGCCAGCTTTCCGCGCCCGGCGTCGAGTTCCGCTGGGAGGTGGCCGGCGGCTCGCCCAAGGCGTACCGCCTGCGGATCCGCTCCGTGGCGGACCCGAAGATGGAGACCGAGGCTCTGGTGCCGAGCATCCAGGACACGCCGATCACGCATCACCTGATGTCGGCGCAGGCCGAGTTCGCGCACCGCATCGAGCAGAGGATTCTGGATGACCGAAAACGCCGACTCGACCAAATCGCTGCCCGAGAAGCGCAGGAGCGACGGGAAGTTTCAGAAGGGAGTGTGCCCGAACAAGAAGGGGCGCCCGAAGGGCAGCCTGTCGAAGACGACCAAGTTCCTGCAGATCCTCACCCCGCAGCGGCAGAAGCAGGCGCTGAAGGTGCTGGACGCGACGCTCCGCGACGCGGAGGGCGGGGACGCGGACGCGCGAAAGCTCGTCCTGACGCTGCTGCAGCCGTTCATCAAGCGTGAGGCCGAGAAGGACGGCGGCGGCTCCGGCGACAAGCGCCCGATGGTGAACGTGATCGTGAACCAGACCGACGGCCGCGTGCCGCGCCCGATCCCGGCGGTGCGCGTGGTGGAGCCGGAATGAGCGACAAGATCGACCCGACTGACCCGCCGGAGGAGTTCAAGGCCAACGTGCGGTTCCTGTGGTTCCTCGCTGCCGCGGTGCTCGTGGCGCTGCTGTTCGGCTGCGCGACGTGACGGTCTCGACGAAAGACATCGCGTGGCTCGCCGGACTGCTGGAGGGCGAGGGGTGCTTTCGCTTCGACTCGAAGGCGCATCTCGTAATCCAGCTCGCCATGACTGACCGCGACGTGGTGGACCGGGCGGCCGCCCTGTTAGGTGGAGCGGTTTGCGAGAAGAAGCCCAAGGCGGCCCACCACAAGATGCAGTACCTGGTTCGCGTGTTCGGCGCCCGCGCTGCCGGTTGGATGATGACGTTTTGGCCGTTCCTCGGCCAGCGGCGGCGACAGAAAGTCGAGGACTGCCTTTCCCGGTGGCGGATGGTTCCGACCCGCACCGAGGCAGCGCGTTCGAACGTAAAGAAGGCGCAGAAAGCAGCGGCCACGTACTGGGCTCGCAGGTCCCCCGAAGAAGTTAAAGCGCACTGCGCAAAAATGCGCGCCGCCCGAGTGGATGCAAGACGCGACAATCAACCTATCGCTGCACCCGCGGCAGCTTGACGTTTACCAGCACCCCGCTAGGTACAAATGCGTCGTAGCCGGACGCCGTTTCGGCAAGTCGCACCTCGCGTGCGCGTTCGTTGTCACCGAAGCGCTGCGCACCGAGATGAACGGCTACGACCTGACGGACAAGGGCGTGTACTACGTCGCGCCGACGTTCGATCAGGCGAAGAGAATCGCGTGGAGCCTCATCAAGCGGATGCTCGCGCCGCTGGGGCCGCTGCGGGTTCTCGAGAACACGGGGCGCATCGAACTGCCGAATGGCCGCTGGCTCGAGGTTAAGGGCAGCGACAAGCCGGACAGCTTGCGTGGCGTCGGCCTCTCGGCAGTGGTGCTCGACGAATACGCCAGTATGCGCCCGGACGTGTGGACGGAGATCATCCGCCCCGCGCTCGCCGATGTTCAGGGCAAGGCCCTCTTCATAGGAACCCCGCAGGGCCGCAACCATTTCCACGAGCTGTTTCTGGAAGCGGACGCGGATGCCACAGGCGAGTGGAAGACGTGGCAGCTCCACAGCGTAGATAACCCGTTCCTAGATCCGGCTGAGATCAAGAAGGCCGCCGCCAACATGACGGCGGCCCAGTTCAACCAGGAATTTCTCGCTTCGTTCTCCGGCACTGGTGCCAATCTCCTGCGCCAGGACTGGATCAAGATGGCCTTGGAGCCCACCGGTCCCGGTTATTACGCGATGGCGGTTGATTTGGCCGGCTTCGTCGATGCGGCCGAGGCGGGCAAGTACAAAAGAACCGACAACACTGCAATCGCCATCGTGAAAGTGCACGCGGGCGGCTGGCACGTCAAGGACATTCGGTACGGGCAGTGGGGCGTACGTGAGTGCGCGATCCAGATGCTCAAGGCGGCCAAGGACTACAACGTCCGCCGCTTCGGGATCGAGAAGGGCATGGCGATGAACGCTGTAATGCCCTACCTCACTGACCGCATGAGGGCGCTGAACTTTTACCCGGAAGTGGTCCCGCTGGTCCACGGCGGCAAGCGTAAAACGGATCGGATCATGTGGGCGCTCGCTGGGCGGCTCGAGAAAGGACGCATGACGTTCGAGCTCGGCGCGCCGTGGATGGGGCAGTTCATGGACGAGTATTCCGCCTTCCCCAACGATCTCGCCAAGGACGACCTGCTCGACGCCTTGGCCTACGTGGACCAGATGTCCGACGACAGCTTTGAAGACCTGGCGACCCTCGACGACGAGTCGAGCTGGGAGCCGATGGACGCCGAGGCCGGGTACTGATGCAGCCTCTCAATAAGGCTGCTGTGCGCTTCGTCGCCGTGCACTGCTCGGCGACCCCGCCCGACGCGGACATCGGCGTCGAGGAGATCCGCAAATGGCACCGGGCCAAGGGCTGGAGCGACGTGGGCTACCACTACGTGATCCGCCGCGCTGGCTTGATCGAGGCCGGGCGTTCGCTCGATTTCCAGGGCGCCCACGTCCAAGGCCACAACCACGAGGCCGTTGGCATCTGCCTCGTGGGCGGTGTGCGTCCTGACGAGACCCCGGACGCCAACTTCACGGCCGCGCAGTACGCGAGCCTCGAGACCTTGATCGGCCTGCTGCTGCCGCGCTTCCCGGGCGCGGTCGTGCGCGGGCACCGCGACTTCCCCGGCGTCACCAAGGCGTGCCCGTGCTTTGACGCGGCGGCCTGGTGGTCCCACCGCAACGAGAACACATGAGCACCCAGACCCCCACCACGATCTCGCTGCAGGACAAGGCCGAGGAGGCCGTCGCCGGCTACCAGCAGACCGGCGCCCGCGAGCAGTTGGTCGCGTGGATCATGGAGCACGTCAGCGAGTGGGAGCGCTGGCGCAAGGAGCACTTCGACAAGCGCTGGGCGGAGTACCTGCGCAAGTGGCGCGGCGTGTGGACTGAGGACGACCGCACCCGCGGGAGCGAACGCTCGCGCCTCGTCTCGCCGGCCCTGCAGCAGGCGGTCGAGGAGTCGTGCGCCGAGATCGAGGAGGCGGTGCTCGGGGACAAGGAGGCGTGGTTCGACATCGACAACGACCACTCCGACCAACTGGCGTCGCCGAAGGATTACCAGCTCATCCGCCTGCAGCTTCTCGACGACATGGACTACACCAACGTCCCCGGGGCGCTGGTGGAGTGCTGCGGTCTGATGGGGGCGGTGTACGGCACGGCGATCGGCAAGGTCGTCGTCGACACGCGCCCGGAGCGCCGGCTGAAGACGCTCCTCGACCCGCAGAAGCGCGAGATCACCGAGGGCGTCGAGGAGACCGACAAGGTAGCGGTGTTCCTCGAGCCGGTGCGCCCGGACCAGTTCGTCATCGACACGGCGGTCAACAAGCCGGGGCGCGAGGGCATCGAGATGGCCCTCGGGATGGCGCACCGCCTGCCACGCCCGCGGCACAGCCTGCGCGCCCGCATGGAGGATGGCGACTACTGGGAGGTGCCGCTCGACGGCGCGCAGGCGCAGCAGCAGGGGCTCCTGACCGAAAGCGGCCCGCTCAACACGGCGAGCGCCGAGGACGCGAACCTCCTGACCGAGTACCACGGCCTCGTGCCGCGCGCCCTGCTCGAGGCGGCGATCAAGGACGGCGGCCCGGTCGACAAGATCGACACCCGCGACATGGTGGAGTCGATCTGCACGATCATCGACGACGCCTTCCTCGTCGCGGCGCGCGAAAACTCGAACCTCAAGAAGGACCGCGACTTCATCGCGGCGCCGTACGACATCATCCCCGGCAGCTTCTGGGGCCGCGGCATCTGCGAGAAGGGCATCAACAGCCAGAAGGCGCTCGACGCGCAGCTTCGCGCGCAGATCGACGGCCTCGGCTACACGGTGCACCCGCTGCTCGGCGCGAACGCGCAGAAGCGCGACCCGCGCCACAAGATCGAGATTGCGCCCGGCAAGGTGATCTGGGTCAACGGCGACCCGCGCGAGGCGCTGTTCCCGCTCAACTTCGGGCGCATCGACCCGCTGTCCTTCACGATGGGCGGCGAGCTGGAGCGCCTGATCCAGACCGCGACCGGCACGTCCGGCTCCTCGCAGCCGGCCCGCGCCTCGCGCGCGAACGCCACCGTCGGCGTCGCGTCGATGATTCAGGGCGGCCTCGCCAAGCGCAGCAAGCGCACCTTGCGCCTGATGGAGCGCCACTTCCTCATCCCGCTGGTGGAGAAGTTCACCCTGCGGCACATGCAGTGGAACGAGGAGGTGTACCCGTTCGTCGACCTGCGCTTCCGCGTGCGCACCGCGACCTCGCTCGTGGCGCGCGAGGTGGAGAACCAGACGCTCACGAGCGTGCTGCAGACCGTGCCGCCGGAGTCGCCGGTCTTCTACGCCATCCTGGGGCAGATCATCGAGAACAGCGCCGCCAAGGACAAGGGCATGGTGCTGAAGCTCATCCAGGGCGTCATCAACGGTCAGGTGCCCGGCTCGTCGGCCGACAAGGAAGGCGGCGCGGACCCGGTGGAAGAGGAGCGCAAGCTCGCCGACCTCGAGGAAGTGAAGTCGCGCACGCGGCAGAAGGACGCCGCGACCGCGAAGACGATCATGGAAGTGCAGACGATGGGCGAGGAGCCCGCGGAGGCGGCCGGTGGAAAGTAAGCCCTACGCCGACCAGACCGTCGAGGAGCGCCTGAAGTCGCTCGATCGGCTGCAGAACGTCCTCGTTCACCCGGACTGGTCCGAGCTTTACCTGCGCCTCGCCGACCACAAGGCGCAGGCGCAGCAGAGCATGGACGACGCCTCCAACTGGGACTCCTTCGTGGCGGCGCGCGCCATCAAGCTCTACATCCAGAGCGAGTTGCTGAACCTGCGCGAGATGGTCGCGCACGAGAAGTCCGAGCTGGAATCGCAGGCGGCGGCCGACGAGGTGCTGCCACCCACCGACTACGAGCTCGACTGATGATCTACGTCTACGAGTGCTCCGCCTGCAAGCAGCGCGTCGAGCACTGGCTGAAAGTGGCAGAGCGGGAAAACCCCCCGCCCTGCGCTTCGTGCGGCGGCACGCTTAAACACGTAATCACTCCGCCAGCGGTTGTGTTCGATGGCGCCGATCCCGGTTTCCCAGGGGCTGCTGACAAATGGGAGCGGGACCGCCTGCGCACGATGGCGCGTGAGCAAAAGTCACTGAAGGAAAGCGGCGACTATTACCCCGGCCTCCGGCACGTGTAGCTCGCTTTAGCTTGCCCCGACGGGACTCCCAAGTCTCGCCGTTCACATTCCCCCCACGGAGATTTCGCAAATGCCGAAAGCAGCGTCTGCTGCCGGTACGGGTATGCCCGTTTCCGGCGATCACTCGAACGCTATGGAGCTCGCCTCGCCCGTCGAGGAGGAGTCCGTCACTACGCCAGGCGGTGACCCGGACCTCGGGTCGCACCGCGACGCGGAAGACGACTCCGACGACGGTTCCGACGACTCCAGCGAGCCCGAAGTTCCTGCGCGCCTGAAAGGGAAGTCCCTCTCCCAGGTGTACGAGGAATTTGCCGGGCTGGAGAAGGATCGCAGCCGCTTGGCGAACGAGGTCGGGGAAACCCGCGCCCTCCTGCGCCAGGCGATCGAAATGACGCTCAAGCAGCCTGGAGCCGATCAGGGCAAGGACGATGAGCCCGACGTTACCGACGAAGACTTCACCACGGACACCCGTTCCGCGGTCGACAAGCTGATCGACAAAAAGCTCAAGCCTATCAAGGAGGCGGTGGTCACCGCCGAGCAGAAGGCCGTGATGCTGGAGTTCGACAAGCGCCACCCCGGCTACATCGACGAGGTGAAGTCGCCTGCGTTTCAGGACTGGGTGAGGTCCAGCCCATTCCGCACCCGCCTGTTCAAGGCCGCTGCCGACTTCGATGTCGAGGCGGCCGAGGACCTGTTCGCGGCGTGGGAGGAGCGCAAGGCCGCCGCACCGGCTGGCGACGAGGAGGACCCCGCGGAGAAGAAACGCGAGGCGATCCGTCGCAACAAGACCGAGACGGGCGGTTCCGGCAAAGGCGCCGGCGGTAAGTCGAGCAAGAAGATTTACAAGTCCTCCGAACTGATGCGGCTCTACAACACGGATCGGGAACGCTACAACGCGATGATGCCGGAGATCCGGCAGGCGTTCGCGGAAGGGCGTGTCCGGTAGAGCTCAACCCTTCGGTTTTTCCGAAATGCACGTGAGGTAAGCCAGTCATGGCACTTGGTTCCGACAACATCACCGTCACTACGGCCGCGAATTACATTCCCGAGCTGTGGTCGATGGAGGTCATCGCCGCCTACAAGGCGAACAACGTCATGCGCGGTCGCGTGACCCTCTTCAACCACAACAAGAAGAAGGGCGACACCATCCACGTCCCCAACTTCACGCGCTCGCTTGCCGTCGCCAAAGCGGCCGGCTCGCAGGTCACCCTGAGCGCGCCCACCCACGGCGTCACCAACATCAGCCTCGACAAGCATTTCGAGTATTCGAAGCTGCTCGAGGACATCGTGGCGATCCAGGCGCTCGACAGCCTGCGCCAGGCGTACACCGACGACGCCGGCTACGCGCTCGCCCGGCAGGTGGACTTCAACCTGCACGTGCTCGGCACCGCCCTGAACGGCGGCACGCTGGACACGTCCCCGGGTACGCCCGACGCCAACACCCTGACCTACGACGCGGCCGTCATCGGTTCCGATGGCAGCACGGCGTGGAGCGCTTCGGGTGCGGGCAACGGCGCCAACCTGACGGACGCGGGCATCCGCCGCATCCTGCGGAACATGGACGACGACAACATGCCGATGTCCGACCGCACGATCGTCGTGCCCCCGTGCCAGAAGGAGGTGCTGCTCGGCATCCCCCGCTACACGGAGCAGGCGTTCCAGGGCAGCGGCGCGCCCATCGGCACCGGCCAGATCGGCAACATCTACGGCGTGCCGGTGTTCGTCTCCACCAACTGCGGCAACACGACCAACACCTCGACGACCACGAGCTACCGCGCGTGCCTCTTCTTCCACAAGAGCGCGCTGGCCCTGGCCGAACAGATGCAGGTCCGCACCCAGACGCAGTACAAGCAGGAGTACCTGGCCGACCTCTTCACCGCCGACATGATCTACGGCGTGGCGGAACTCAGGGACAACGGTGGGTATGCCGTGATCGTACCCGCTTGATTTTAAAAGGAAAAGTTGAGTAGTCGGCGAAAATCCCCGGAGGAAATCGCGTCTCGGAAGCGAGCGTACATGCGCCGCTACCGGGACGCGAACCGCGAGAAGCTGAACGCTCAGGCAAGAGCGCGGTGGCGTCGCAGCGGGCAGCGCAATTCGGCCCTGAGACGCTACTACGGGATCACGATCGCCGATTACGACGCTATGGCGGAGGAGCAGCGTGGGTGCTGCGCGCTGTGCGGTAAGCCAGTCGGAGAGAAGCTGGCGGTAGACCACTGCCACGCAACAGGCCGCGTCCGCGGACTCCTCTGCATTCTTTGCAACTCCCTGATCGGCTGGTACGAGCGGAACCAGTCAGAAATCAAGCGGTACCTTGAGGAAAAGCAAACATGAGTTCTTTCAACCGACAGCAGTTCCAGCACGTCTTCGACGTGGTGGCGTCGGTCACGAAAACCGTCGATCCCGCCTCGCTGGCTGATGCCGCGGGTGCGTCGACCGATGTCACCGTGACCGGGGCCGCGCTCGGCGACTTCGTGCTGGTCGCGCCGAAGGTGGATGTGGTGGATATGACCGTGACCGCGTTCGTCACGGCGGCCAACACCGTCACCATCCGCGTGCAGAACGAGAGCGGCAGCGGCGCCAACCTGGCGTCGAGCACGTGGAACATCCTCGTCTTGCGCCCGGCGGCGGCGGCCCAGGAAGCGGCAGCGTAAAGCGGTGAGCAAGTATTCCCCCGGCAAGGGGCCATACGAGGTTCGCTTCGGTTGGCTCCAGCCGGGGGATATACCCGATTCGTTCGTGATGGCGGATTGGGTCCACAAGAAGAACGAGAAGCAGTTTCAGTTCTATACCCGGCTCGAGGAGTCCGTCCGCAAGGAGGGATTCCGCAACCCGGTGATGTGCTACGAGAAACCCGGGGAGCGCACCTTCCCCTACGGCGGCTCGCGCGTCTACACCGCGTGGAAGCTGCAGGTCCCGGTGCCGGCGCTCGTGTCCGACTGGACCGGCGCGTTCAAGCATTTCGAGCTCATCACCACCCTGGACCAGGCGCTCTCGAAGTTCACCGACAAGCCCACGGTCCTCGAATTTCACCCGGAGTTCGGCTGCCAGTTCTGGGGCTGCGCGCAGGTGCATCTCGCACCCGAGCACGAGGCGTACTGGAAGGAAATCCAGCGCAAGCAGAACCGGGGCCACCTCAAGCGCCGCATGCACGACGGGCAGTTCTACTACGCGGACATCCAGGAGAAACGCAGTCTGTGAACTACGTCGAATCCGAGCGCGCGAAGTACACGAAGATTTTTCAGTTCCCGGGCTACGGCGGCAAGGGGCACGGCGCCCCGATCGCGCCGCACCTCGTCAAGCGCGCTGCCGGGCGCGGCGTCCTCGCCGATTTCGGCTGCGGCCGTGGCGGCTCGTT